TGAGCAGTTTCTTGTAGATTGGTTGGAGCGTATTAACCGCACTTGTACGCATCAGATAGAAGCCCTTAGAAGTCTTTTGAGTTATGAAAAAGAGAATTTAAGGATAGCAAAAACAGGGTATTAAGCAATTTTCACCTCTCGTTAAGCAAGGGCAAAAACAAGTTATAAAGCACTGAATATCAAAGTAAAAACATAAATAAGCAAGTTTTAAAGTAAAATAAGCAACATTGTAATGTAGCCATTGTGCACCCCGATAGGCAAGCACTCACGTTCGAGCCGTGAGCGGGGACTAAAAACAACCCGATTTGAAAGGAGATTGAAAGGTCGTTATGGAGTAGGCTTTGAACTCAATCCACAATACTTTTTAGACGGTGCAGCCTATTGCGAGGCAGCAAAACAGAAAGTAAGTATGCCAACGCTTTTTGACCTTATAGACGAAGCAGAGGCAGCGCAAAAACAAGCAATCTAATATTTCATTCATTTGTCTCCCCTTGTCTTTGGCGAGCGTTATTATTTGGCGTGCCATTGTCCAGAGAGCAAGTTAAGGGCAAGGGGAGTTTTTTTTAACAAGTACATAACACCTAAAACACAAAAGTAATGGGAAGAAATGTAAAACAAGGCTTCAATTACTTTTCTTTAGATGTGGACATATTTTCTGACATCAAGATTCGGAAACTAATCAAAAATCATTCGGGGCGAGCATTGAGCGTCTATATATGCGTTTTGGCTTTTATCTACCGCAATGGATATTACGTGCTTAACGATGAAGATTTTGGCTTTATAGTCTCAGAGCAAACTGGGGATAAAGTTGAGTTTATAGAAGCGGTCTTAGACTACTGTGTGAAAGTAGGATTATTTTCTGCTGAGATGTTTGAACAGGGCGTTTACACCTCAAAAGGAGTACAAGAAAGGTACTTAGCAATGTGTAAAGCGTCCAGAAGAAATATTGTTTTTTCCGAATATACCCTCATTTCTTCCGAAGAAATAGGTATAAACTCCGAAGAAATAGCTATAAATTCGGAAAAAACGCCTATAAAGAAAAGTAAAGTAAATAATATTTCTTTTTTAGAAAAAAAGAAACAAAAAAGCGCGTGTGTCGATTTTGGCGAGGGAGAAAAAAACAATCAGTCCTTAAACGCCCAAAAAGAAACCTCCCCCCCAGTTGCGCCCGCCCCCCCTCCTTTCAATTTTAGAAAGGCAATGCTATCAGAAGGATTTACTCCTGAACTTGTAGACGAGTGGCTCAAAATACGCAAAGCCAAAAAAGCCGTCAATACCGAACGCGCCTTTAAAACATTCATTGAGCAGGTGCGAAAAACAAATCAGGATATAAACACAGTACTGAGCATCATAGTACAAAAACAGTGGAAAGGCTTTGAGGCTGATTGGCTACATAACACACAAGCCCCCTTACAATCACCACAACAAACAATCATCGACGAATATGGAAATATCATCACACCCACAAACCATTACACACCACCAAGCGGAAAACCTCCCTACGTTGCAGGACGACAAACAGCAGAGGATATTAGACAAAATAGTACAGGTTGGGGAACTCACACCTTTGGCAATAGCTAAAACAGGACACCAATACCCACTCCTTAAAAACCTCGACCGCGAAGCAATCGCTCCTATATTCGGACTGCTATTCACCCGCATTGCCACCCTTGTTGGGTTAAAAGGCGAAATCGACCCTTTGCAAAAGCAAGAAATATGGACAGCCGTTTTCGGGCGTTTTTCAGGACTATCTTTTCAAGAGATATACAAAGCCTTTCAGATGGATAGAAGTAAAGAATTTGGGGAAATAACCAACCATTTTCATTTCTTTGATGTGTCATACGTTTCTACTGTACTCGAAAAATATATCGAATGGAGGCAAAAGACGCAAGTAGAGCATCATATCAGCATTAGTAACGAACCTAAAACAACAATCCCAATGATAACAGAAGCTAGCATACAACAGTGGTTAATCAACCATTTTTTGGAATACAAAAACACAAAAGCGATGCCTCCCCTACCCGTACCAATATACGAAGCCCTACAAAAGCGAGGAGCACTCAAACCATACTTTGCTACACTAACAGAACGTGATAAGCAGCTAATGCGAAGTGAAACCGACAAACGGCTTCGACACCAGCAAGCCGTAGCCAAGGATAATAAAGAGTTTACCACGGCAAAAAACCTCATCAGCCTATTTCAACAAGGAGAAGCAGACAAAGAGGGCAAGATATTACGTGTAAAACAAGAAGTAACCTTGCAATTCTATTATAATTGGCTCATCACAGAAGGCAAAGAACTATTGGAAATGTTATCGCTACAATAAACACCGAACACAAGGCGAACACTAACCGAAGACAAACCGAACACAAAAACACCCAAAAATGAACAACAACAGATTTATAACAGAACTCCGTGTAAGGGGCTTGCAAGTTACCCCACAAGAAGCACGAACCCTAATGAATATCGCAATTGCCGAGCACGACAAAGCAGTTGTAATGCCCGTGCTAAAACGTGAGAAGATAGCCCATTATGCAATCCTTGCCCTATCATATGCCGATAGCCTCAACGAACTAATGCACGGAATTGACGACACCAAATTCAGCCACGAATTTAAACGCTCATTTCGTAGGCTAAAACTATATAGCGGCGAGGCGGTGAAGCAATTCAGAAAGACAATGAAAGACGACAAAGTACTATTAGACGCCTTTGAGTCGTACTCTAACGACCTATCAGAAATGATATACCAGCATTTAGACGTAATTAATGAAAAGTATAAAGAACAATGAAAAAACAATCACTACAAGAACAAGAAGTAGTCGAGCTATTCGAGTACGCAGCACGCAACCTCATCAAGGAGTTTTGCCGCAAGCAAGACCTACAATTTGAATTTGACAATTACGATGTAGGGATAGGTATTATATGCTTATCAGACTATATTTTCAATATCGAGGATATATACTACGATATGAAGCACAACAAACCCAAAGACAAGATACTGCAATGGTACGACTATGTACTAACACACGAGTCTAACATCAATTACCGCTCCTATTGTATGGGAATGAGAGAAGAACTAAAAAAGAAAGACAAATGAATACACCAAATTTAACAATCCAAGAACTCGTCCCTCTTATCCAAGAGTGGGCAAAAGAAAGGGGGATATTTGACAAAAGCACCCCATTTGACCAACTCCTTAAGACACACGAGGAAGTCGGCGAGCTTATCAAGGCGTGTTATGACAACGACCGCCCCGCTATTCAGGACGCCATAGGCGATGTAATGGTAACACTCATTAACTACTGCTATTTCAGAGATGAAAATGTAGAAGCCATTATCAAAAAAGCCTTATCCGAGCCTTTTAGGGCTGACACACATCATGTTCTATCAGCTATTTACGCCAATAAATCAATAATAAACCTATTCTTTGACGAGGCTCTTAATAAATATTCTACTGTTAAACCATCTCCTTTTTTGAGTGGTTTTAATATACTTAGGCATCTGAATAGTATAGCTCATTCGGCAAACACCACCCTTGAAGAGTACCTAAACATTGCCTACAACGAAATCAAAAACAGAAAAGGAAAAATTATTAACAGAAAATTTATCAAAGAAGAACAAGATGAATAAACAAGAATTATTAAGTTATCTGAAAGAGGCGCAAACACACCTCTCAGAGATTGAGAAACACACTGGTTTTCATAATGAAATAATGAAAAAACTCTATTTACAAATTCCTCCTGAACTTAGTGAGGATAAAGAAATAGGTAATTTACTCAAAGAATTGGACAATCGCAATGAAGAGGTTGCTATAAGTTGGTCAATGTATTTATTTAAAGGATAAAATGAAAATCTACATATCAGGAAAAATCAGCGGTACAGACCTCACCGAAACCCGCAAACGCTTTGCCGCTGCAGACAAAGCAACGAAAAGATTAGGCTATGAGCCCGTAAACCCCTTAGAAAACGGACTATCAGAGCACGACAGCTGGGAAGTGCATATGCTTAAAGATATTGCCGACCTGCTACAATGCAAGGCTATCTATATGCTACAAGGCTGGCAAGAAAGCAAGGGCGCGCGTATCGAGCATTACATCGCTACCGAGATAGGAATGCCTATAATGTATGAGATAGAGCAGGACTAATAACAATCACTTAACAGAAAGCCGTTAGCATCACACTAACGGCTTTCATATTAACAGCCGTTTTGCCCCGTCAAAATGACTATGTAAAATGACTATGCAAAATGCTGGTACACAAATAATTATATCTTTTTTTTGTAGGAATAGTTTAAAGTTTTTCGTATCTTTGCAGCCGAAATTGTAAAACAATAAATTATAATGAATACCCTAATACTCTCATCACAAGGAATTACACCCAAAAAGACTATTACAAGCCTCGAACTTGTAGAGCAAATCAACCTTTTCAGAAAAGAAGAAGGTAAGGAAACATCTTTAAGACACGACACTCTTCTGAACATCATAAGAGACGAGTTTGAGGAAGAAATAGGTCTCCAAAAAATATTGGAGACCCACTACATACACTCTCAAAACAAACAAAAATACCCTATGTTTGAACTCACTATCGCACAAGGAAAGCAAGTGCTACTTCGTGAAAGCAAGTTCGTACGTAGGCACGTAGTAGCGTGGTTAGAACGCTTTGAGGAAGCAACCAAACCAATGACAGCAGGAGAAATACTAATGGCTCAAGCACAAGGAATGATAGCCTTAGAAAAAGCACAACAAGCACAAGCTGAGCAAATAGCCTTGCAAAATGAGCGTCTCACTAAGATAGAAGCTAAAATCACCACCAAAAACGAAGACTATTTTACCATATCAGGATACAGCAATATCATAGGCAAAAGAGTACCCTTGCAGTTAGCTATATCATTAGGAAGAAAAGCCGCAAAAATATGCGTACAACGCTCTATACCTATGGGTAACGAATATGATGCCAAATACGGCTTCGTTAAGAGTTATCCTACTGAAATATTAAGAGAAGTATTTGAAACAAAATAAACCCTATGAAACACCAAGAAAGCACCCTACAAACCGCTTGCGTGCGCTGGTTCAGATACCAATATCCGCACCTCGTTATATACGCAGTTCCTAACGGAGGCAGTCGCAATGTACGTGAAGCGCAACGCCTCAAAGCAGAGGGCGTATTATCAGGGGTAGCCGACTTGGTAGTGTTACTCCCACAAGGTAAAAGCCTCTATATCGAGATGAAAGTAAAAGGCAATCGCCAAACGCAAAATCAAAAAGACTTTCAGAAGAAAGTCATCACACTGGGGCATACCTACGCCGTATGCTACACCTTTGAGGAGTTTCAGAAAGTAGTTGAAAATCAAATACAGAAATAGCAAAATACAATAATTCAAGAAAATTATATACAAAAGACACTGTTAAATTATATATCTAAATGATACGTATAAAACCAAGTAAGAGAAACACAAACAAGCACACAGAAAAAGGTATGGAACTACTTAGCACTTCTATTGATGAGGTAGGAGTGATTGAGAGTATATCAGTAACCAAACAGGGAACAATCATTTCAGGACACGCACGAAAGGAGAAGTTTGACGAAAAGGGATTAGTACCAAAGGAAATAACTCTTGCGGAGAATGAGTACCCTGTAATTGTTCGCAATGATATAGAAGACGATACAGATACCTACTACAAGGCACAAATATTAGCAAACACTACCGCACATCAAAACTATAATATAGACCTTGAAGATGTAGAAGCAATAGCAGATGAGTATGGTTTTGAATTAGAAGATTTGGGGGTTGAGATTGAAGAAAAGGATATAAACTATTCAGAAGATAGTTTTAATGAAGATGAACTAATAGACGATTCAAGAAACAAACCTGCAATTATAAAAATAACTTTTGAAAATGCAGAACAATTGCAAAAGGCAGAAGCTGATATTACAGAATTAATTGATAGAAAATATAAAGGGGCTTACTTTTCTGTAAGTTGTGGTGAATTATGAGATTAGAATTAGCAAGCAATAAAGCGATAAAATATAGTTGTTTGAATTTTCACTATGCAAAATCAGTACCAGTGAATACATTTGCTTATTCAGTATTTAATGATAATAACGAATGGTGTGGTTGTGTAGTATTTGGGACAGGCAGTAATAATAATATTGGATCAGAATATAATCTAAAACAAGGACAAATCATAGAACTTGTAAGAATGGCGCTTAATGGTAAGCAAGAAACTACATCACAAGTATTAGCAAAAGCAATTAAGAAAGTAAAAAAAGACGTCCCTTTGTGCAAAATGATAGTCTCTTATGCTGATATTGACCAATCACACAAAGGAATAATATATCAGGCTACTAACTGGTACTTTGTAGGAAAGGTTTATGAAAACAAAACTGATAGCAGTTGGATCATAAATGGCAAGCGTATTCACGGACGTAGGATTTCAGATATTATAAAGCAAAAAGGAGGATTGAAAGGAATATCAAGAAAAGATTTTATACTGAAAAATTTAGACAAGAACGCAACTGAATATTTTACAAAAGGTAAAATAAAATATCTATATCCTTTATGTAAGGAAATGAAAAAACTTTGTGAAACAATCAAAAAACCTTATTCAGAAATATGAATAACACCCCAAAAAATAGACAACAATGGATGTTAGAGGAACTCAAAAAGTCTCCTCTCTTGTCCTTTGGGGAAATGTTCAGTAAATATTCAGCAAAGTTCAGTAAAACAGAAAAAACATTCAGTAAGGACTGGAAACAAGCCCAAAAAGAATTTAAAGAGTGGCAAAAAACGATTAACGAGGAGGTATCAAAGCAATTGATAAGCGCAGAGGTAGAAGAGCGTAAAAAAGACTTATTTGCAAAAATGGACGCTCTGAAGATACTCGCTGATATAGCAAGGGGCAAAGGAATGAGAATTGATGGAGAGAAGTTTATTCCTTCATATAGAGAGCGTATTTCAGCGATTGCACAACTATCTAAAATGGAGGGATGGGACGCACCGGTTAAGCAGGAGTTAACAGGAAAGGACGGCAAAGATTTGCAGCCTTTCCAAGTAACTGGGATAATAATTAAGTAAATGAAGAATGTAGTACTTGAGTTTAACAGCAATGGCAATGACAAGCAAAAGGAATGCGGTAGGGCGTGGGCTGCTGATGATATTGATGAGGTGCTATATGGAGGTGCAAAAGGGGGAGGCAAATCATTTATAGGGTGCTCATTGATACTGGCTGATGCTATGATGTATGCAGGAACTCACTATTTTATTGCTCGTAAGCAACTAAATGATTTGCGTAAATTTACAATACCCAGCATTCACGAGGTGCTAAACGGATGGAAAATACCTCAGGAGGCGTGGAAGTACAACGGACAGGATAATTATTTTGAACTCTATAATGGTTCAAAAGTGTTTCTTTTGGATTGTAAATATTTGCCAAGTGACCCGCAATATCAGCGTTTTGGTTCAATGCAGATGACACGTGGTTGGATTGAGGAAGGAGGAGAATTTGAGTATGATAGTTATTCGAACCTCAAAATATCAATTGGCAGGTGGAAAAACAGAGAGTACAATTTGAAAGGCAAATTGCTGATAACGGCTAACCCTTCTAAGAATTTTCTGTATAAAGAGTTTTATACACCTTACAAGGAGGGTACTTTGAACGCACGAAGGGCTTTCATTCAGGCGTTACCATACGATAATAAGATGCTGCCTAAAGAGTACATTCAGAATTTGGAGAGCACATTACGAGGGCCAGAGAAGCAGCGATTATTGCACGGGCTATGGGAGTATGATGATGATCCGAATGCGTTATGCGATTACGATAAGATATTAGCAGTATTTGGCAACGACCAAATAGCACAAGATAGCACTATGTACCTAACTGCTGATATAGCACGATTTGGATCTGATTTGTGTGTTATTGGTGTTTGGAGAGGCTGGGAACTGATAGAGATACACACAATGGCTACTTCAGCAACCACAGAGATACAAGCGCTCATTAATACGTTGCGAATGAAGTATAATATCCCTAAGGGTAATTGCATTGCTGATGAGGACGGTGTAGGAGGCGGTGTGGTAGATAATACGGGCATCGTAGGCTTTAAGAATAACAGCACCCCGCTTGAAGAGAATGGGCAACCTACTAATTACAAAAACTTACAAACACAATGCTTATACAGATTAGCCGAGCGTATCAATAGCAATGATATATACATTAGTGCTGAAGTATCAGAACGCACTAAGGAGATGATTACTGAAGAATTGGAGCAAATCAAAAGTGATAATAAGGACGGGCAAAAATTGTCTGTAATAAACAAAGATACTGTTAAACAAGTCATAGGACGAAGCCCCGACTATCGCGATATGTTACTAATGCGTGAATACTTTGACTTGAAACCTAAGAGAACATTTAAACCTATATTTAGAAGATGATGGGAAAAACTTTTATAGCTATAATATTATTATTTAGTTTATCAATTTTAATGCTTAAAGCTAAGCAATATGAAGAAGATGGTGATGAATTAATAAGTTGGGGGTATTTTTTATTAGCTGTTGTAATCATGTATTTTGCAATATTTTTTCCAATATTTATTTAAAGCTATGACACTTTACGAATTTCTGCAACTATCAGAAGATATGCAAAGAGGTATTTTGCCAGTTTTGAAGGTGCTAAAACCTCTACCTAACTACATTAGTAGGCGTTGGTTTAAGAAACACATACACGGGGTGAAAGAAAGCATAACAGAATTAACCTTTGGCGATGTAAATACGATAAAAAGGGAGGTAATGCGAGGTACAACTGATGGACTAATGAATGCTTTTGAGTTGGTTTATAAATGTACTAAGAAGGATATGATGAAGATGAGCGTAGTGCGGTTTTACCGTTGTATGAGGTTCATCACCAATGAAGTGGATAGGGTGGTGAAGTTAGAGCAGCATCATTGGAAGGTAGAGCCTACAGAGTATGATGGTAGGCTACAAGAAGCAGGAGTTAAGGAATTAGAGATGTTTGGCGATTTGCCGATGATTGATAGCCTTGCTGGTGGTGATATTCTTAGATACAACGATATTGAGGGGCTCAATTATTTGGATGCGCATTATATCTTGTGGTATAGAGCAACACAAGCGAATATACAGAATAGATTTCAGAAGTTAATGGCAAATAAATAGGATATGAAAGAGGTATTACAACAGATAGCAAACAATAACGGCTGGGCATTTGAGTACGGCAGGCAGGATTACAACAACTTAGAAGGGCAATCGGGGAAGGAGTTTTATTTATTTCTTGATGTGCCTGAAGTGTCTGTAACGTTTGATGACTACTCTGCACCTATAAGACATACTTATTCAGGAAGGTTTATGCTACTTAAGCATTCAGATTTTGATAGGATGTATGATAGTCAGATGGGGAATGATGCTACAGAGGGCAAATACGAGCAATATATTAAGCCTTGCAAAGAGGAGGTAATGAAGATTGCGAATGCCTTTTGCGGGGATTACTCGATTGCTTCGTGGCGTATCATTGAGGTTATTAATCAGTTCAGTAATAATTTTGATGGGGTAATCGTTAATTATCAGGTAGCAATAAACGAGTAAAAGATGAAACAGCCTATTGAGATATTGCACAAGGAGTTGGAGGCTCTGAAAGATGACCTAATACGCAGATATGAGGAATTAGGGATGAAAGCCAGTGGCGCGTGGGGGCAATCGTTGCAGGTGCAAACTGATGAGGTAGCAGGATTGCTAAAGGGTACGATTTCAGGTGAGGGATATACGTACTATATGCAGCACGGACGCAAGGCGGGGAATTTGCCCCCTATTGCTGCAATTGAGCAATGGATAAAAGCGAGGGGCATTCAGCCGATAGAGAAGAAAATGAAAGTATCAAGCTTGGCGTGGGCAATTGCTAAGAAGATAGCAAGAGAGGGCACGAAGAGAAGCCGTAATGAGGATAAGCCTGCATTTATTGACGAGGTGATAACAGGTGAGAGGGTACAAGAGATAATCAATAAGGTGGGCGATGGCTATATAGGGGCTTTTACGAGTGAGATTATTAACTTTTTAAAACGTTTTTAAGATGGATTTTTTAACTACAGACTACTGGGGGGGATTTAGTGGGGTTCCTTTGCGAATTAGATTAGAGGACGCTGACAATGATAAACTTAAGAATGGGGGGATATTTATCATTAGAGCGTCTTTTGTGAAGATGACAAACGGGACTATAGGGAAAAAGACGGTAGAGATAAAGAAGTATTACCTATACAGAGAAAATGAGAGTGTGGTGAATGTGGATTTTGGAGCGGTATTTAAAACTGCCTTCTTCTCATACACAGAGGCGAGTGGTTATCAGATAAGAGCAACAAGCATACCGATAGAGGTAGAGTTGCAGGCTACATATAAGGACGGTAATGAGATAAAAGAATTTGAGATTACAGAAGGCGTAAAGGTGATAAAGAACGAGTTTAGTATTTTTCCTTCTACTTTCTCAAGTATTTTGGCTAACAATAAATGGTACAATACGCGTATTTGCAAAGATCTTGATAGTGCAAATGGTGTATATACTACTTACTTCAGAGGTTACCCACAGGACGATGTAGTATTAGAGGTTACTAATAAGGGAGCGGTGGATTACAAAGGGATACCTCGATATGAATATAAGCAGGTGGATAGGGTAATTGACCAGTGTGGGGTGTTTGTTGTGTGGAGGAATGCTGCTGGCACATTTAGTTATTGGCTTTTTTCGAATGAATATACAGAGGAGGTGAAGACGAAGCAACTGGGGCAAATGATAAAAGGCACACGTATAGGCATAGGCGATAGATTTTCGCTATTACATTCGCTGGGGAGTACAGCAGTGAAGCGTTGGACGCTGAAGAGTGAAGTAGCGGTTATGGAGAATGAATTAGACGAACTGCAAAGCCTTTTATATAGCAGTGAGGTGTATGTATATAGGGGCGAAAAAACAGTTGGAGATAACAATGATTTGAATGCTGAACTATTCGAAAGGGTGATTGTAGTAGAAGGAACGCAAAAGTTTGATATAAACAAACAATTGTTATACCCTTTGGGAGTAACGATAGAATTTGAGCCAGAGAGAACAATACGAGAATTATAAGTTATGACTGAATTATATATTGATGGTAATAGGGCCGAGATGGGCGATAAGGGGTTTGCTTATACGTTGCAGGTGAATGATATGTTTAACTTTGAAACACGTGAGGTAGGCTACTCGGAAACGGTGTATTTGCCGGTAACGGCTGCCAATCGTCTTATATTTGACTTCGCAGAAATGTCTGAAGGTGATAATAAGGGGGCTTATAAGGTGTATAGGGTAGATTATTACGTAAATGGGGTGCTGATTGTCGGTAGGGGTAATGGGCATCTGATAGGAGTACGTGATGATGCTTATATATTTGAGTTTAAGGATAGCGGGATTGAATTGTATCAATACCTTATGAATAGGGATATTAAGGGGGTGAACGGACTTATTGATAGGAGTGCTGAGCGGTCATTGGATAAGATAGTAAGAGCGCACACAGAGGACGGTGTGGGCATAGGGGAACTTATATACTTGGTAGGAAATTATGGTGATGATGCTGAAAAGAGGAACGACAACGGGGTATTACAAGTATATAGGTTTGATAATACGCCTCTCTCTATCAGTTTGGATAGGGTGTTTAGGTTAGTGCAGCAGGATAGTGGTTTTAGGTTCAGGGGCGCAACGTTTAATACGTTTGATTGGAAGAGTGCTTATATTGCTTCTTCTAATATAAAATATAATGATGTTGTAGAAAAGGAAGTGCTTAAGATTGAAGGACGTTTTTCTGCCATCAAAGGATATGAAAAGATAGCATTCCTTAAGGGTATATATGACAATAATTTGCATATGGTGCACGAAAGCAGAGGTTATCCTTATGTTATAGAAGAGGACGGTTATTATAAGGTTAGTTTTCACTTTGACAAGATGGAAACCATCAATGAGCGTAACGGATTTTTAACCATTGTTTTTGGGTTAGCCTCGCCTCAAGTATGGGAAGAGGAAGTAAATGTACCTAAACAAGGATGGGAAAATATGAATTTTGCTAAAACTTTTTATTTTCAAAAAGGAGACCGTATATATCTTTTCTCAATGTTAAAGGATGCTGATGATTATGGACAAGTATATATTGAGAAATCTACATTTAAAATCGAAAAGATAAAAGGGAATGACAATTTGTCAGTGCTTGTGTCGGACTTTGCTTTAACAGACTTATTTAAGGAGGTATTTAAATTATTCTCTTTGACGCCCATCAGAGATAGGCAAACGGGGGTATATGATTTCTTCACCTTATCGGAAAGGGTGAATGCTCCTGTGATAGATTGGAGTAGCAAATTCGTAAGAGTGAAGGAGGTGAAGTATCATAGTGCGAACTACGGGCAGAAGAATAATTTTCTGTATAAGAAATACGATGAGGAGAACGCTTATAAGCAAAGGAATAATGATGGGGTAATACGTTTTGACGACAAGGTACTTGATGATAGAAAGGATTTTAGCAGTAAGTTTTTTAGTCCTCTGAATGACAAAGAGAACGGAATGAATGTGATGGAGTTTTTCACTAAGGAGGTAAAAAAGAAAGAGGACGGGACAACTGAAATAGAGTATAAGGAGAAAACAGGACGATGGCACGTGTACGCTACTAAGGAGGTAAAAAATGAAGTAACTTTTTCTTTGAGAGCAAAGGAAGAATACGGCGATGTGGAACGATATTTTGTGCCTAACTTTGACCCTTTCAGATGGGATAACCTTCTAAATACTTACTACAAGGATTTGCAGAGATTGGTGGAGCGAATGTACTGCGTAACGGTAGAAATGAACTTGAATGAGATTGATGTAATGGAGTTTTCATTCTTCAGTAGGATATACGTACAGCAGTTGGGGAGTTACTTTGTGCCTAATAAGATAAAATATAAAACGGAAGGTATGACAGAGGTAGAGATGATTAAGATTAGATAATTAGAAATAATAACGATATGGAAAGAATAAATATAGCACAGGTAGATATCGATGTGGACGCGCTGATTGGTAAGAGTGCAGAGGTGAGACAAAAGCTGATGGAGATTGGTGGTGAACTGAAAGAACTGAAAGGGCAGTTTGATAAGGGAGATATATCGGTGCAGGAGTATACTCGCAAGGTATCGGAATTGACGGCTATTCAGAAAGTGAACCGTGATGAGTTGCGGGTATATGATACCCTGGTGAAAAACCACATCAGCACAGAGGCCACGAAGATGAAACAGAATGAGATAATGAAAGGCTCAATAAAAGAGTTGAGCGCTGCCCTATCACAGAATAAACTAATCTACCAGCAATTGAGCGAAGAGGAGCGTGAAAAAGCTAATGTAGGAGGCAAACTGTTAGAGATCATTCAGAAGCAGGATAAGAAGTATAAGGAGTTGCAAAAGAGCATTGGCAACAATCAGGTAGATGTAGGGAACTATAGGCAGGCGATATTAGATGCTATGGGGGCTAATAGTGATTTAGGAGCATCATTAAACAGCCTGACAAACGGACTTACCACACTGAAAGACAAGTTAGCATTGGTGAAAGCCCCCTTTGAAAACTACGTAAAATACGGGAAGTTATCAGCCCCAACAATGGAGCAGATGTCGAATGCTACCAATAAATCAGCAACCTCTCTGAAAATACTAAGAGGGGCGGTTATAAGTACGGGTATAGGGGCGTTGGTGGTAGCGTTAGGCTCTTTGATTGCGTACTTCACCAGCACACAGGAAGGCATCGACAAGGTGAATAAGGTGCTAACGCCTCTGAAGGTACTTTTTCAAACTCTCTGGGGGGTGGTGCAGAATGTAGGTAAGGCGTTAGTGGAGGCTTTCACACACCCTAAGCAGTTGCTTTTGGATTTGGGCAAATTTATGCAAGAACAAATCATTAACAGGGCTACGGCTATAATAGATGCTTTCAAAGGATTAGGTAATATACTAACGGGGAATTTTAAGGAGGGCTTTAAGCAGGTAGGCGATGCTGCCTTGCAAGCGGCTACTGTGGTAAAAGATGTCGTTGGAAAGGTGAAGGAAGCCGGCAAAGCAGTTAGTGATACGATTGGCGAGGCTATCAAACGAGGGCAACGAATTGAAGAGATAGGTGTAAAGTTAGCGAGTTCGGAGGCTGATTTTATTAAGCAGTCGGAGGCTTTGAAGTTGGAGTTTGCAGAGCAAAATCAGATAGCAAGGGACACAAGCAAAACGATTAGTGAGAGGGAGGCTGCTGCTAAGAAGAGTATTGAGATACAGAAGCAGATTAACAAGTTAGTAACAGATCGCAATAACTTGGAGATAGAGCGAATGGAACTGCAGCAACAAAGTAATGATACGAGCGATGCTGAGCGTGCTGATTTGGAGAGAAAAAAGGCAGAAAACAACAAAGCAAAGGCAGATCAGATACAGAGCGAAATAGCGCAAACAAAGGTACTTAACTCTATAAATAAGGACAGAGAGGCAAAGAATAAGGAGGCGTTAGATAAAGCCCGTAAGAGGTTAGAGGAGGAACTGAAGTGGCAAAAGGAGGCGATAGATGACTATGTGAAAACTAATTCAGCGGTAGCAAAGTCCCTACAGGAACGCCTCGATATTGAGGAAAAGGGTATGAGAGACCGCCTCGCTATATTAGAGACTGAAAAGACTAAGGGGCTAATAAAGCAAAGGGACTATGAGAAGCAGAAGAAAGAGATTGAGAGGGATTTTCTAAAAATTAAGGCTGAACTAACGATTGAGGCGGTACAGAAAGAGGCGGAGCAGTACGAGATGCTCAATGCTGATAAGTTTGACACGGAGGAGGCTTTGCAGGAGGCTATTTATCAGAAAAAAGTAGAAGCATTGGAAAAGGAAAAGACGCTGAAGCAAGAGGCCAGAGACTGGGACTATAATGCAGAGGAGGAGCATCAGGAGAAGTTGCAGGAATTAAAGGCTGATTATCAGGGGAAACTGCAAGAACTGAAGGTGAAGCAGGAAAAAGAGGACGAAAATAACAGGAATATACAAAAAGAGGCTGAAAAAGCGCAACGTGATTTTGATTTTGCTGACAAACTAATGACTTTGCAAGAGCAAGGGGCTACAGAATGGGAGATTCAGGCAGAGCAATTGAGGCAAAAGCACGAAAAAGAAAGGGAGGAACTTGATGAAAACCTTGCTAACAATAAGATTTCGCACGAAATGTACTATAATCAGTTGAATTTGCTAATCAGGAAGCAAGCAAAAGAGGAACTTGACCTAAAAAAGAAAACAGAGGAGAGCAAACTGGCATTAACGCAATCGGTATTAGGGCAGATAAAAGGAATGACAGGCGAGCATACCGCGTTAAGCAAGGCAGCAGCCATTGCAGAGGCTACCATAAATACTTATTTGGGCGTATCAAAAGCAATTTCGATGGGTATGCCTATGGGAGCGATACCAGCAGCAATAACATTAGCGACTGGTATGGCAAACGTACAAAAGATAATGAGCACAGAGACTGACAAATACGAGGCCGGTGGTCTGATAGTAGGTAAAAGCCACGCATCAGGAGGAGTTCCTTTTACAGTTGCAGGTCGAGGAGGCTTCGAGGCTGAAGGAGGGGAGTATATCATAAACAAACGCGCAACGGCTATGTACTTCCCAGTACTGGAGGCTATTAATAAGAGTGCTGGTTATGGTAGTTATAACCCTGTGTATATGGCAGCAGGTGGCGTGATTAAGCGAGTGCCTACTGAAATGAAAATTGACTACAAGGAAATGATGAACGCTATTAAAGAAGGGGCAATGCAGGGTACGCTGCAAGGTAGTCAGCAGGGTACATATGAAGGCGCAATGCAAGGAGCACAAGCAGGAGCGTATGAGGGTGCGCGCGCGGGTAGCCTTGAGGGCACAATGCAAGGGGCGTACGAGGGTGCTACATTAGGCACAACTACGGGGCTAACAGAGAGTGCCCTACGAATTAGCGATAACGAGTTTGCAAGGAGGTCAGCAAGTATATGATTAAACTAAAAGCAATATTAAAGGGTTGGGAGAACTATATATTCCCCAACCCTGAAATGGAAGCAAAGGCAAAGGAACGAGCGAAGATATGCGCTGGTTGTCCTATGGCTAAGAAGGGTACATACCAACAGCTAATGGAAGATTACACTCTTAAAGAGGTTAAGGGTATGAAGTGCAAGGCGTGCGGGTGTCCGCTATCAACCTTGCTACGACAAGATGAAAAAGGGTGCGAACTTAATAAATGGGAATAACTATGAATGTATATGATAAATTAAAACCTATGGAGAACGACCTTCGCTTGATATACAAGCACGGAGGTAGGGTTGCGTGTGAGATATTTCGCGACCTTGAGATTTATGAAGCATTTCAAAAAAGTAACGCCCCAAAGATGGAGCGTTATACAAATATATCTGAGCACTTCAAGATAAGCGAAAGCCTTGTTCGTGCTATCATAAAACAGATGAATAAAAAAATTTTGTAGTTAAACTTACCACGATACTTACCACTTGCTTTGTAAGTATTTGATTTATAGATGTTTATTTATTGTTTTTTATTCGCCAATAGAATAGATTATTCCTGTGATCTGAGTAATCCATAATATTGGTTGTTCTTTCATATCCAAATGAATATTCTCCAT